AAATAAGGCGTGTAGTTGCCCTTGTCAATCTCTTTCTGAGCGGCCTTGCGGACCTTCTCAACGGCCAGCGCCTCAGCTGAGTTCTGCTTCTGCAAAAACTCTTTGCCGGTCTTAGGATCTTTGGCCAGGACTGGCGGCGCTGTGTCTGGGTATTGCTGAGCAATCTTGGCCCGGTCATAGCCAACGTCGTCGGCCTTGCTTGCTGCTGCCTCAAGGGCCTCGCGTATTGATGGCGCCGCTTCCTCGGCAGCTTTGCCTCCCTTGCGCAGCTTGTTGACGCCCTTGGTCACACCGCCAACGACGGGGATCATTCCTAGGCTGGACAAGGCCATGCCTAGCTTGTCGTCTTCACGCCTGGCACGCTCAAAGTCGCGCCCTGATGTGGCCGTGCCAACTACTGGCACAAAACCCGAGGCAATGTCGATGGCCGTGTCGGCCAGGTCACCGTCCTTGGGTGTATCCAATGATGTGAACTTTCGCGCCCGATCGCGCAGCGCACTGATCAACGATTCATAGTCCATTTTTCACCTCACTCCAAAGTCAACATGTATTGGGTTTGCTCGTACAAACGCAGGACCTCATCGATCGTGTTCTGCAACGATGTCTCATCCTTTTCGCAGATCTGATAGCGGTACATCTCGATCCACTCGCAGCGAAACGCCAGCAAGTCGCGGGTGTCGTCGTCGTTGCCGTCTTCGCGCTTGATGGCCATGCGACCGCCGTAGTAGCCCTGGTACTGCTCGACAAAACCGTCGATCAATTCGAGCAGCTCGTCATAAAACTCATTCAGTGCCTTGTGCTCGGCAAAGCTCTTGGTCTTCCAGTGCGCGATGTGCGCGGCATCGCGATCAAAGAGCGCTTTGCTGACAAATTCTTCTGCTTTGTTCATGTGTTACCTCACTGCATTGGGCCGCCGGCTTGCGGCATCTGTGGAACGGGCGCCGGCATCTGTGGCTGCGCGGGTGGAAGCTGTGGCTGCGGCTGCAAAACGCCCATCGCACGCAGCTGGGCCTCTTTGCCAAGCGCGTCCATTTGGGTGTCTTTGGCCTTGGCCATGCGCTGTGCCGCGCCCGCCTGCTTCTCGGCAACTTCGGCGTCCTGCATGGGGTCTGGTTTTGGCTGGGGCATGCCCTGCTGCTTGAGGGAGGAGATGGCCTGGTCCAAAACGCTCTCGATTTGCGTCGAGACGCGGAACTTGGAGACGCTCCACTGGAGGAGTGACATCAAAACAGGCGCCGCCTGCGGCACTTGTTGAGCCATCGGCGCGACCTGGGAGATAAACGCGCCAAGGCCCTGCATGAACTGCACAGCTGCGTCACGTTCTGCTGCCCAGTCAAGGGCGGCCATCGAGTCGGCCTCGATGTTGATGCGGTACTCGTTCATTTCCTCGTCTTTGAGGAGCTGAACGGCGGCCATCGCCAGCGGTGCATCGGGCGTGCGCTCGATGTTGCTTCGCTTAATGATCGTCTCGGGCTGGAAGTGCTTGCAGATGATCTCGGCCTTGATGCGCAGGGCCTGCGTGATCCAGTCAGCGATGTAGAACTGCTTGAGCTGAACACGCGTCGAGCCAAACTGAGCCTTGATTTGCTGTGCAGCCGCGGTCTCAGAAGCCTTGGAGCTGCCGCGCATGATGTCGGAGACACCCAGCACTTCGTAGATCTGCACAACCTTGTCTTGGCGGTACTGGCGAAGGTGATCGATGGCGTTCACCACCTGGTCGATCGGTGCAAAGTCAACCTGGCCCTTGACGCCACCGCGCTCAGCAAACATTGCCCAGTTGTCCACGGGGATCAGCTGGTTTTCGGTGGTCTGGTTGTAGAGCCTTTGGATGCCCTCGGCGCTCTTGTCGTAAACGCCGGCCACACGCGCAGCGCGAGTGAGCCAGGTGATGCGGGTGTTGATTTCATCGAGCTCATTGAACTGGTCCTGAGCAAAGATGTAGTCAGCCCGAGGCATGAAGTTGCTTGAGGTGACGTTTGCGGCCAGGGGTTTCGGGCATGGGAAGAAACCGTCAAGGCCCAGTGG